TATGTTAACCAGGTCAGACTTACATAAAGACGAAGCTGAAAAAATTGCAACAGGTCAAGTTACCGTAGGTTCACCAGGAAAATTTAGAAAATGGTATAATGAACGAGGTGGTATTATTAATGAATCTTTCTTTGGATTAGGAGCAGGAGACATTCCTTCACCAAGTCGTAAAGCAGTCAAGAAAAACAAAACCGATAGAATGTCTGGATATAAAAAAGTAAATGAAAGAGCAAAACAAGCAGTAGTTCGTGGAAAACTACACAAAAACATTACAGGATTTAATCTTACTTATAAAGGAAGAAAGTATAAAGAAATAGATTTTGAAGCAAAAAAAATAGATAATAAAACAGAACTCGTTACTTTAAGAATATTAAATCCAAAAAAATTATTTGGACAAGATTTAAAAGTTAAATTTAGAACTATTTCTCGTGGACCATTTATGAAAACCGATACGAGTAAAAAAGTAAACGAACAAAAATCAAAAATTAAAAAAGTAATCGCAATATATCCAGGTAGATTTCAACCATTTGGCCCACACCACAAAAAAGTATTCGAATCATTGAAAAGTAAGTTTGGTGAAGCATACATCACAACATCAGCAATACAACAAATGCCAAGACACCCACTAAGTTTTAACGAAAAAGTTAAACATATGGTTAAAATGGGAATACCAAAGAAAAATATAGTTAGAGAAAAAGTTCCTTATGTAGCAGATAACTTAATAAGAAAATTTAATCCAAATGAAACAGCAGTGGTTTATGTGTTTGGAGCAAAAGACGCCGGTAGATTAAAAGGTGGTAAAAAGAAATCGGGTGGATTGACTTATTATCAGGATTTTAAAAAGAATGTAAAGAATTTAAAGGGATATGAAGAACACGGATACATTTATGAAGCACCAACGGTAAAAGTTAGTGGTATATCAAGTGGAACAGAAATTCGTAATCTATTAGGTAGTCCAAAAATGGATGACAAAAAAAGACAACAAATATTTAAAAAAACATTTGGATATTTTGATAAGTCCACATATGAAATGATGACTTCAAGATTTGGTAAGTTATTTGAATTTTATCAACAACCAAATGTAAAATCACTTATGAAAGAAGCAAGTGGATTTGGTAATCACTTTAACGCATCAGTTATGTCAGACGAAGGTATGTATGATTTCTTTGGTTCATTAGATGATTATTATAGAGTATCACCAGAACACGCAGCACTTATTGGATACGAGTTAATTGATTTTCCAGTAAGAGATTCTGAGGATATGATGTTTACTATTATGGCAGATGAATATGAAAAAGACCGTACTAAAACCGTAACACACGGAAGAACAATTAATCAAAACAGAAAAAATACTGATTCAGTTGATAATCCATTTCCACGATACAAAGAAAGAATGAGAAAAACTTTGTCAAACCTTGGATTTGAAATAATTAAATACTTTGGTGAAGAGTCATTTACTAAAATGAAAGAATCACCATTACTGGTTAAAAAAGATATTGAAAAAGGTATTGACCATATTAAGAAAGTTCAAGAGGGATTTATGAGAGATGTTGAATTATTAATAGAGGGTGGAGCATACGGACATATGAATCATCCATTTGATGATAATAATTTGACGTTTTCAGACTTGAAGAACATAATTATTATAGGGTTAAGTGGGCAGTTAAATCGTGAAGATAATGTTTCTGAAAAACTTGATGGACAAAATCTAATGGTAAGTTGGGTAGACGGAAAGTTAAAAGCAGCACGAAATAAAGGTCATCTGAAAAATGGTGGTAAAACTGCACCAACCACTGCTGGTATAGCAAGTATGTTTTCCGGTAGAGGTGAGATTAAAAAGGCATTTGTAGGTGCTATGAGAGATTTAGAAAAATCAATAGGTTCTTTATCACCAGCACAAAAGAAAAAAGTATTTGGTAATGGAACCAAATGGATGAATTTAGAGGTTATATATCCACAAACAAGTAATATAATAGACTATGATGTAGCAGAAATAGTATTTCACGGAACTACTGAATATGATAAAAGTGGTAGAGCAAAAGGATACTCAAAAGAAGCGGCTCGTATGTTACAAGGTATGATACAACAAATAAATCAAAATATACAAAAAACATTTAAAATTAGTAGACCTAATTTCTTAAAGATGAGTAAAGTTCAAAACTATGGAGCAAAGAAAAGTTCTTTTTTAAGCAGGTTAAATAAATTACAATCTCAATATGGATTGAAAGATACTGATAAATTAGGTATGTATCATCAGTCATTTTGGCAAGAATATATTTTCAATGCAGCAAAACAATTTAAAGTTAAATTAAAAGATAGTCAATTAGTAAATTTAACTAATCGTTGGGCATTTTTTGACAAGTCATATAGTATAGGACAAATTAAAAAAGATTTTAAAGATACTCCACAATTTATTGACTGGGTATTAAAGACTGATAAACTTGACCATAATAAAATGTTCAAACAAAATATAAAACCATTTGAAATATTATTCTTTCAAGTCGGTGCAGAAATATTAAAGAATATGTCAGGTTTCTTAGCAGTATCACCAGATGTAGCAGTTCAAAAAATTAAAAAAGATGTGGATAGTGCATTAAAAGATTTACAGAAACCAGACAATGTAGAAAAATTAAATAAACTAAAACTACAAATAGAAAAATTAGAAGCTATCGGTGGGGCAAGTGCAATAGTTCCGAGTGAGGGATTGGTATTTAAATACAAAGGTAAAATCTATAAGTTTACAGGGGCATTCGCACCTATTAATCAGATATTAGGTAGTTTAAAATTTTAAGGAGTTATAATGGCAGGATATAGTAAAGAGTCGGAAAGACAAAATAAGGCATTAAAAGATTTAATGACCACAGGTAAAACTGAAAAAGATTATGTTCAAGTAGGATATGAGGGAAAACCAGAGGACCTTGGTGGTAAAACAAGAGAATCAGAACTAAGTAAAGTAATGCAATCAGTTAGGATGCCTTGGTTTTGTCCAACTTGTAAAAAAGCAATGAAGAAAAAACTTGATGATAAGTTTTGGAGAATGATGGGACATTGTTTTGATTGTCAAGTTGATATGGAAAACAAACTTCGTATGAAAGGTGAGTTTGATGATTGGGCACAACAGAAAATGTTAGAAAATCAAAAATCACAATTAAAAGACTTAGAACAAAGTATAACAGACTTTGAAAAAACAGGTGGTAAAAAAACTTACTTTAATAATGTCGGTGTAAATACACCAATGTTAGAAGAAGACAAATGGGAAATGGCAGAACAAGAATTTGAAAAAACCATTTCAGAAGCAAGAGATTTCATACGAGAGAAAAAAGAACTCGTAGAAAATGCAGAAAACGAACTACAAGGAGCGAAATAATGGGTATCATTAATGCAATACTAAATCTATTTTTTGGTGGAAATAAAAAACAAGAAGTCAAAGAATTAGATAAACAGATTAAAGTAAAAGACCAAGAAGTTAAAGAACTTGAAAAAGAGGTCGTAAAACTTGAATCAAAGAAAAAAGTTAATAAGAAAGAAGTAGCTAAATTGAAAAGAAAAGTTACTACGACTAAAAAACAACTTGAAAAGGCATCTGAAGCAGTCAAAACAGATAATGCTGATGACGCAGTAAAATTTCTTAAGAAGTTTTCAAAGTAGTATATATTTATATATATGAGATATATTATATACATATTACTAATAGGGAGTTTATTCTCACAAGACATTGATGGTGATTCATCAGTACCTTTGGACGAGTCTTTATATTCACAAGATGAAGTAAAAACCTATACTTTTACAGAAGAAGAAGTATTAGGATTTACTAATCGTATTATGGAATTAGAATTAAAAGATAGTTTAAATGTTTCATTGGTAGGAGATTTAGAATCACAATTAAAACTTGTTGAAGAAAATTCAGTGATAGACTCAATGTTGATTGTTAATAAAACAATGCAACTCAATCTACTAAAAGACACAAACAAACTACTTGAACAAAAGGTAAAACTTGTCCAACCTAAATGGTATGAGAACAAATGGTTATACTTTACATATGGAGTAGTGTTGACTGCTACATCAGTTAAATTAGCGGGTCAAATAGTAGACTAATGGCAGAACAAATAAAAAAAGTAATAAAAGAACAATATGTAAAGTGTGCTACTGACCCTTCATACTTTATGAAAAAGTATTGTATGATACAACATCCAATACGAGGTAAAATACCTTTTGAATTGTATGATTTCCAAGAAAAATCAGTTCACGAGTTTAAAGATAATCGATTTAATATTATTTTAAAAGCTCGTCAGTTGGGTATCAGTACATTAACAGCTGGATATGCATTGTGGATGATGACTTTTCATCAGGATAAAAATGTTTTGGTAATCGCAACCAAACAAGAGGTAGCAAAAAACTTGGTGACTAAGGTTCGTGTTATGCACGCAAATCTACCGAGTTGGTTAAAACAACCTTGTGTTGAAGATAACAAATTAAACTTACGATATCGTAATGGTTCACAGATTAAAGCAGTATCATCAGGTCCAGAAGCCGCTCGTTCAGAAGCTCTATCATTATTGATATTAGATGAGGCGGCATTCATTGATAAGATTGATGATATATGGACAGCAGCACAATCTACCCTAACAACGGGTGGTAGTTGTATTGCGTTATCAACACCTAACGGAGTTGGTAATTGGTTCCACAAAACTTGGATAGACGCAGAAGAGGCTCGTGGTATGTTTAATCCAATTAAGTTACATTGGACGGTACATCCAGACAGAGAACAGAGTTGGAGAGACGAACAAGATACTTTATTAGGTCCAAGTAGTGCAGCACAAGAGTGTGATTGTGACTTCTTGACTTCCGGTACTGGTGTGATTGACCCAATCATTTTGGAAAAAATGAGAAAAAGTTTATGTATTGACCCAGTGGAAAAAAGAGGTATCGATAGTAATATGTGGGTTTGGGAACAACCAAACTACAATAAAGATTATATTGTATGTGCTGATGTTGGTCGTGGAGATAGTGCAGACTATTCCGCATTCCACGTTATTGAGTTAGAAAGTTTAACTCAGGTAGCAGAATATAAAGGTAGAATAAACACCAAAGATTTCGGAAATATGTTAGTTAGTATTTCCACAGAATACAATGACGCTCTACTTATAGTAGAGAACAATAATATTGGTTGGGCAACAATCCAACAAATTATAGACAGGGATTATCCTAATCTATTTTATACAAGTAAAGACTTACAATATGTTGATGTTCAACACCAAGTGACGAACAAACATTATAGTGAAGAAAAGAAAATGGTTGCTGGTTTTTCAACGACTTCTAAGACCAGACCACTAATTATTAGTAAGTTAGAAGAATTTTTTAGAGAGGAAAGTGTGGTGGTTCGTTCAAATCGTTTGATTGATGAACTACTTACTTTTGTCTATATAAATAATAAAGCACAAGCTATGCAAGGATACAACGATGACCTTGTTATGTCTTTTGCTATTGGACTTTGGGTTCGTGATACTGCATTAAGATTACGAACACAAGGTGTTGAATTAACAAAGAAAACCCTATCCAAAATGATGGATAATGAGGGTTTATACACCAATGACGACGTAAAGAAAAATGATAGTTGGGATTGGGAAACTGGAAAAGAAAAAGAGTCATTAGAGTGGCTTTTATAAAGTGAGGTAAAAAATGGCAGATACAACATTATTTGGGAGACTACGAAGATTATTTTCAACAAATGTAATCGTTCGTAATGTCGGTGGTAAAAAATTAAAAATAGCCGATACAGACCAAGTTCAGAAACAAGTTAAATCACATTTAGTTGATAGATATTCAAAACTACATACTAACTTAGATTTAGTTGGAACAGGTTATTCTACCGTTCATCAAGTGATGGCAGCAAGGTTAGCATTGTTTAAAGATTATGAATCAATGGATTCGGACCCAATCATTTCATCCGCATTAGACATATATTCAGATGAATCAACAATGAAAGGTCAGTATGGTCAAGTAATTGAAGTTAAAACAGACAATGATAATATTAAAGATATATTACATAATTTATTCTATGACATTATGAACATTGAGTTCAATCTATGGCCTTGGGTTCGTAATATGGTTAAATATGGTGATTTCTTTTTACATTTAGACATTAATGATAAGTATGGTATTACAAATGTAGTTCCACTTTCACCTTATGAAGTCATTAGAGCAGAGGGAGAAGACCCAGAAAATCCTTATTATACAAAGTTCTACTTAGAAAGTATTGAAGGAGCACACCCTTACTTCGGACAAAAGTCAGCGGGTAAAGGAAAAATAGAATTTGAAAACTTTCAAATCGCACATTTCAGATTAGCAAACGATAGTAACTTCTTACCTTATGGAAAATCTATGGTTGAGTCTACGAGAAAGATTTGGAAACAATTAACACTTATGGAAGACGCTATGTTAATTCACAGAATTATGAGAGCACCTTCCAAACGAGTATTCAAAATAGACATTGGTAATATACCACCAAATGAAGTTGATAACTATATGCAAAGAATAGTTAACAAAATGAAAAAAACACCATTTCTTGATAATGATACAGGTGAATATAATTTAAAATATAATATTCAAAACTTAACTGAGGATTTCTTTTTACCGGTTAGAGGTGGAGATTCCGGAACAGAGATATCAGAATTAAGTGGTATTGATTATGATTCAACAGAAGACATTGAATATTTGAAAAACAAATTATTAGCATCACTAAGAGTACCGAAAGCATTCTTAGGGTTTGATGAAAATGTCGGTGGTAAAGCAACACTCGCAGCAGAAGATGTAAGATTCGCAAGAACCATTGAAAGAATACAAAGAATTATAGTATCGGAGTT